AAAATTTTAAAGTATTATTAGTGGTTATTACCATATCAGTTTGTTGTAAAATACTTAACATTTCTGTATAAGCAGTTATAAAAACTGATTCAGTTAAATCTACATAAGGAAATACATCATCATAATCTACTATAACTTTAACTCCAAATGATTGTAATGTTTTTATATAATCTAATAAATTTATTACTGGTCTATTAAATATTACTATATCTACTTGTTTATCTCTTTCTAAATCAAACTTATCATTATTTAAATCAATTATATTATATTCTATATGTTCTGATGTCCTATCAAATGGCATATAAGCTCTCCAATTAGAACAATTATCTTTAGGTCCTAAACTATAATATATTACTTTATATTTTCTTTTAGTATTAGGTTTATTAATCTTTTTTAAAACATCTTCTACCGTAATTAAATTCATACAATCTTTTCTTTCTGGTTGTTGTGAATCTAGCCACCATCTTCTATCATAATAATCTTTACCACAATCTTTTTCTATGTAAGTAACTCTTTTATGTTTAGCATGATTATTATAAAATGGTGTTAAACATATTCCTACTTCTGGTTTTACTGATGAAGCAAAATGATGAAAGAATGTATCTACACTTAACCATAAATCTGAGGCTTCAATTAAGCCCGCTAATTCTGGAATTGATCTGTCTAAAAATTTTTCATCTACTCCTCCAGGAGCTGGAGATAAAGGTAATTGATTATCTTTATAAGAACCTACTTGTATAACATGATAACCTAATTGTTTTAATTCATATATTAATTTAAACCATCTAATTTCAGGCCAATCTTTATTTGAATCTAATCCTCCAATTTTAGCTGCTGTTGTACTTATTAGAGCTATTGGTTTATATTTTTCATAAGGAGTTATAGGACCTGTGTATTTTAGTATATCTTGTTCTTCTCTTTTTTCTCCATACATTTCAAAGTAAGCATCTATTATAGTAGGAGTATTATTTGAAGAACCATAATTATAAACAAATCTATTATAACCTCCAAATAATTCATCTGACCATTCTATTTGCCCTTTAGTTTTAATATGACTTATAGCAAATGGATAAACACAAGAAACATAAACATCTTTTCCTATTTTTTCTAATAAAGGATAAGCCATAACATGATCTCCTAAACCACCCCCTATATGAATTATTCTTTCATTAAGTAAAGGATGTTTTGCTTTTTTAAAATAACGTTCATCTTTTATATCAAAGATATATCCTGTTTTTTGTGTTATTAAATCCGCAATAAACCCGTTTATATAATTGTATTTATTGTCCCAATTAAGGCGTAATAAATCATTAGTAGGCGCTAATAAATAAGTATTAGTCGTTTTATCCCATTCTTTAAATGGTATAAGCGGTAATATATTTTCATGTAATATTAAAACTTGTTCTGTTTTAACTTTAGTTAAAAGTTCTACTATTGAGTTTGTAGAAGATTTTTCTGTAGGAGTTATTTCATAATAATTCTTAGGTAAAGAGATTATTTTTTGAAATAATATATCATTAGTCCAAGGAGTACATCCTTTAGCATTTATTAAAAGGTTAGTTATGTTCTCCCTTATATTACTTATTCTTAAAGTATCAATTAATGTATCTAAAAGCAGATCACTTTCCGTATGGATTATAACTGTAATTTGTTTCATAACTGTTTGTAATATATAAAATTAACTTTAAAAAGCCAAATTATATAGAACCTGAAAGATCAACTATAGTAAAGTCTACTGTTGGATTTTGTATTAATGATTGAGATACAATATATTCATGTCCGGCTAATAAAATATTACCTTGAACATCTGTTTCAATACTTCCATAGTTTAGATTTGCTATCATCACAGCACCATTATAAACTATTGGAGGTTGGGAGCCTGATGCTGAACCTGAAGGTAATGAACCTGTAATATAACCTGGTTTTTTATCATATAAGTTAGCTGTAACTGAAACTGATGTTCCATTATTTATAGAGCATAAAACAAATAAGTAAGTTCCATCATAAAATTGAGGAATAACATTAGATATAGGAGCTGTGTTAGAGTTAACAAAAGTCCATACAGGGTTAAAATTTGAAATTTCTATTGCCATTTTATTTTATTATAAATATTATTTTAATCGTAAAAATATAGATCTAAAGTAAAGCGTTGATAACCATAAATTTGACCAATTGAACCTCCACCATAATTATTAGGTGTATCTCCAGTTATTTGAAATATAATATCCCTAGTATCAGTATCATAACAAGTTATATCTACAAAATTAGGAATACCGCCTGCGTTTAATGTTAAATTTATATCACCTAAACTAGCTCCACTTGAAGTTCCTGTATTAACATCTGAGTTAGTGTCAACACCTGCCCATCCCATTATATTATATAAATTAACAGAATTATAATCAACACTTATGTTAATTAAAGTTGGTGATACGTTTTCAAAATTATAAGTCCAATGTACTGTAGCTGTATCATTATAATCATAAAACCAACTTATAGCAAAATCAGTACCTCCATTAAATACACTAGTTACATTTTGACCTGCTTCAGTATTTCTATTTATAGCACCATATTGAGCATAAGTACCAGCGAATGATTGAGATAATGAAAGTTGAGAGGTACCTCCTCTTCCAAACTCTATATTTAAATCACTCATCAAAATTGCTCCTGAACCTGTTATAGTCATAACTATTTATTTTTAAGTTGTTCTTCTAAACTATTTACTTTATTAGTTAATTCTTGAATTGAAGCAATTAATAAAGGTACTAATTTATCATATTGTACTGTTAAATAATTTTCTCCTGTTTTACTTACTATATTATTATTTTCATCTCTAGTAGTATCAAATGGAGCTAATTTTATTACTTCAGGTAATACTTTTTGTACATCTTGAGCTATAACCCCTGCTTGTCTATATGGTCTAGGTTCCATATATTTATTAGCTAATTCACTTTGTTCATAAGTAATTGCTCTTAAAGTATTAACTTTATCTAAAGCATTTTCTATAGGTTGTAAATTTGTTTTTAATCTTTCATCTGAAGCGTAAGCTACTATATCTCCTGTAGCATTTATATCACCAGTAACATCTAATGATACAGCAGGTGATGTGTTATTATTGATACCTACTCTAAAGTTAGTAGTGTCTAAGAACATTGTTGATGTTGCTTGTCCTCTTTTCTTAAAATTAACATAAGGAGCATTAGCAGCAACATCAAATAATAAGTAATTAGTTGTATTAGCGTATATTAATGTTTGATTATTACCAGTACCTGTATTAGTAAATGCTAAAGGTACTGAGTCATTTATATTTATTGTTTCTAATTGTGTTAATTCTCCATTAGCTCCTACTATTAATGTATCTGTAGTACCTCCGTTTGGTCTAAAGTATATTGCTCGACTTGTAGCAGCCATAATATATATACCATCAGTACCCGTGGGAGAAGCTATAATTCTATTTGATCCATTTGTAGTACCACCAAAACCTATCATTCCATATCCTGAACCATAAGTACCATCAGTTCCTATTAATACTTTATTTAAAACATCAAATGATGAAAGTGGAGATGTTGTTCCTACACCTATAGTACCATCAGAATTTATCATCATCGCTGTTTTTGCTCCTGATATATAAGCATTTGTAGTAGCAAAATACATTTTAGTACCATACGCACCATCTGATCTTATATATATTCCAGCTTGTGCTTGTGTACCACCTGCTGAATCTGAAGTTCCAAATGTAATAGCGTTTCCAAAGTTATCAGTAGTTACTCCTGGATCTAAATGTATAGTACCTACTGATAAACCTGGAGTTGTTTCATTCCAATCTGCTGATCCTCCTTCTATATATAATTTAGAAAGTGGGTCTACTGTTCCTATACCTACATTACTATTTCCATTAATAGTTAAAACAGTTCCTTGATTATAAGAGCCATTATATAATCCACCAAAATTTAATTTTGTATTAGTACCATCATATTCACTCCAAATTTTACCTGTTATTCCAGAACCATCATGCCAAATAATAGCACCTCTTTCAGAGTTTTGAGCAGAGTAATTAATACCTAATCTTAAAAGTTCAGCTGATGTATTTTGATATCCAATTTGTAATAATGCTGCTGGACTTGTATAACCAATACCTACATTACCATTTTCAGCAATAGTTAATTTAGCATCTGATAAAGTAGCACTTCCAGCACCTGCTTGTGGTCCATTTAATATATGTACCTTTCCTTGAGCATTTCCAGATGTAAGGTCTGTTCTTTGGAATACTATAGCTGATTTTCTATAATTTGTATTATTTTCCCTATAACCAAAATGTATACCAGCCCATTGACCTACTCCTAATTGATAAGCACCTACAGTAACAAAATCATTAGCATTTGAAAATACATCTAATGGTTTTTGAGGTGATGTTAATCCAACACCTACATAACCATTAGCTCTTGTTATATAAAATGGTGAAGCACTAGTACCATATGAATATAAGAAAAAGTCTCCTGATGACGCTGCATTGCTCATCTGCCAATCTAATGTGGAATTATCTCTAGACAATAATATACCACCATCTTGAGCATTAGCATGATTTAAATACATATAATAATTAGCGGCTGCATTATTATAGTTAAATCTAATATTTCCACCATCAATAGATAGTTTACCTTGTGGAGTTGTAGTACCAATACCTACATTACCACTACTTGAAATTACCATTCTTGTAGTATTTGTAATTGCAAAAATCATGTCTGATTCTGCTCTAATACCAAAAGATGTAGCTGAACCACCACTAACTAATCCTTCTCCATTTCCTATATATCCAACTTCAATATTATTTGCTCTATATGTATTATATAAAGTAGTAGTAGCTGATGAAATTCGAGAAACTTGAGCTGAACCACTTACTTCTAATGTCGAACCATCAAATGTTAAATTTGCTTCTCCATTAAATGGAGTACCTGAATTTCCTGTAGCTGTTACTACATAATTATTAACATTATTAGTTATAGAAGTAGCAGCTGATAAACCTGAAATACCGCTAGCACCTGAAGCACCACTTGCACCTGAAGCACCACTTGCTCCACTAGCGCCTGATAAACCTGAAATACCGCTAGCACCTGAAGCACCACTTGCACCTGAAGCACCACTTGCTCCACTAGCGCCTGATAAACCTGAAATACCGCTTGTTCCTACTTGTCCTGATGCACCGCTTGCACCTGATAAACCGCTAATTCCACTTGCTCCTGACGCACCACTTGCACCTGAAGCTCCGCTAGCACCACTTAGTCCTGAAATACCAGATGTTCCTATTTGTCCTGAAGCACCACTAGCACCTGATAAACCACTTATACCAGATGTACCAACTTGACCACTTGCTCCTGAAGCACCACTTGCTCCTGAAAGACCACTTATACCGCTTGCACCTGATGCTCCTGATGCTCCACTCGCACCTGAGGCTCCACTTAGTCCTGAGATACCTGAAGTACCTACTTGTCCTGAAGCACCTGAAGCACCTGATAAACCTGAAAGTCCAGATGCACCTCCTGAAAGTAAATTTGTTCCCGCACCTCCTAAACACGCTGTTAAATCAATGTAAGCTCCTCTCGCTGTACCTCCTTGTTCAAAAAATCTTATTCTATTTTGATATGAGTCAATAGTTATACCACTACCTGTAAGTGATGTGTTAGTGACTGGTTTATTTAAAAGTATTTCTCCACCTTCATCTCCTGATTGATATAATACACTTAATTTTTGGCCATCAAATTGAAGTAAAGATTCACCATTAAATGGAGTTCCTGAGTTTCCTGTTGCTGTTACAATGTAATTATCTACATTATTAGATATTGATGTAGCAGCTGATAAACCACTTATACCACTTGTTCCAACTTGGCCTGAAGCACCACTTGCTCCTGAAAGACCACTTATACCACTAGCACCTACTTGACCTGAGGCTCCACTTGCACCTGAAGCACCACTAGCTCCTGATAATCCTGAAAGACCTGAAGTACCTACTTGGCCTGATGCTCCTGAAGCACCGCTTAGTCCTGAAAGACCTGAAGCACCAGATAAACCTGAAATACCACTAGCTCCTGATGTACCGCTTAAACCTGATAAACCAGATGTACCTATTTGACCTGATAAACCTGATATACCTGAAGTACCTTCTAGACCTGAAATACCACTTGTTCCAACTTGACCTGAAGCACCACTTGCTCCTGAAAGACCACTTATACCTGAAGCACCGCTTAAACCTGATATTCCTGAAGTTCCTATTTGACCAGATGCACCACTCGCACCTGATAGACCACTTATACCACTAGTACCAACTTGACCTGAAGCACCTGATGCTCCTGATAGACCAGAAAGTCCTGAAGTACCTTCTAGACCTGAAATACCACTCGCTCCAACCTGACCACTTGCACCTGATAAACCGCTTATACCTGAAGTACCTACTTGGCCTGATGCACCTGAAAGTCCAGAAATTCCTGAAGTACCTTCTAGACCTGATATGCCAGAAGTACCACTTAAACCAGAAAGACCTGAAGATCCTACTTGGCCTGAAAGACCACTTATACCAGAAGTACCTTCTAAACCTGAGATACCTGAAGTTCCTGAAAGTCCAGATATACCACTTAAGCCTGATATGCCTGAAAGGCCACTTAAACCAGATATACCACTTAAACCTGAAATACCTGATAAACCAGATACTGTAGGCGTGATGGCAAATGATGCTGTTAAAGCATAAGATGAACTTAAAGCGTATGAGGCTGATGTTGCTGTTGTAGCATTACCATCTAAACTTGCTGTTAATGTACTACTGTTTTCCCATTTAGTTGATATATTATTATACACTAAAGGCTGTCCATTTAAAGGACCTGATATATTAACATCGGATAAGCCTGCTAAAGTTTGAGTTATTATAGAACCTCCACCTCCTGATCCTCCTACTTGTCTAAATAAGCCTCCTGGTACAATTGTAAAATCAGAGGCATTGGTAAACACACCGTTACCTCTAATTATTATTGCTCCTAAATAAATCGCATTTGCCGCTGTGTTAGGGGCTTCAACAAATGATTCAATGTTTATATTAGCTATAGCATTAGCTTCAGTTGAATAAGATTGATTACCATAATATACAACTATCGCTTTTGTTACTGAATTGGGAAACCAAAATACACGTTGTATAGACCAATCATTAGGTTGCACTGGAGTTAAAGTACCATTATTTGAATATTGGCTAGGGTCAATTGTAGTAAATCCCGCACCAGCATTTGTTAAATATACCCAAGTAGATCCTGACTGGTAGTATCTAAATATTTTAGATATATTAGTTCCATTATCAACAGTATAATAAGGTTCGTTTGGATCTATAATATAGTTAGAACCTGGTGCGTAAGCTGTACCACTTCCAACTATTAAACCACCAGTTGAAGAACCACTAGGTGCTAAAGTATATCCAGATAATTTTAAAGGACCAAATGCTCTATTAAATACATTTTGTTGTTGTTGAGCTCCATAAGCAACTGAAGGTTGTGTTTTAACACCATTAATTGTTGATTGGTTTTGAAATAACACATTACCAATATTAATTATTACATCAAACTGACCATTTGAAAATGGAGTACCTTGTTGAAAAATGTTATTAGTTGAATCAATACCAACAAAAGCTTGTTGATATGAAGCTGTAAGAGGAGCTATACTAGCAGTTAAATTTCCCCAATTTAAATATTGTATTGTTGGAAATGGATCATCAGTTAAACTTGCATTTAAATTTACTATAATACCACTACCACTACTTATTTGATAAACAGTAGATGAAGCTGTAGAAAGTACACCACCATGTAATAAACCTGTGTATAAATTACCTTCTAACCAACGTAAACGAGTTACGTTAGTATATCCTTCACCATTTTGGGAAAAATATAAGTCATTTGTAGAGCCAGAAACATAAATGTATGAAGCTGATATAGAAGTATCTATATTAGTGGTTACAGGTAAAAATCTTAAATATCCAGTTTGTTCAGTGTTACCAAATATTTGAACAGAGGCTGTAGGTGAACCTGGAGCTCCTGATCCTGAAATAATAATACTACCGGATAATACTGTTTCTCCAATTAATGTATTATTACCAATTTGAGTTGTTGAACCTGATACATTAAGTGAGCCAGTTAATGAAGTAGTTCCAATTAAAGTATTTGAACCAGTAACTTGTAATGAACCTGTTATCCAAGCATCTGTTACAAATACTTCTTGAATTGATTCTCCTAAAGAAGAGGATTTTTCAAAATATATTTTACCATCATTAGTATTGATGGCTAATTCTCCTAAATCTAATTGGGTTGTTGTAGGTTTGTTTCCTGGAATTGCGCTTCTGCGTAATTTAACTTTTTGGCTCATATGTATGATTTATAAAGATACCTATATAGGTCCTATATAAATATACTTAGAATGTACCTCCGTCAATTAGGTTTGAAGCAGTCATTGCAATTCCATTCCATTGGATTAAATCTCCTGCGGTAGATGGAGTTAAATAAGCTAATTGTTTTGAAGCATTTAGATAAGCGAACTGTATTGCTCCTGCTCCTGTGCCATCAAAAAATCCGGTTGTAGCTGTCACTGAACCAGTAACTATTAAATTTTGTATTAAAGGATTTACATATGAAGAAGTTAAAGCAAAAGAAGCTGTAGTAGCATTAAAAGCATATGATGCACTTAAAGCGTAAGAAGATGAAGCAACATTATTTACTGTAATTGTAGATAATGTACCTCCATCACTAGCTAATAATCTTACTTGATCATTTGCTGAGGATGTTAAACTAGCACCTAAAGTTGTAGAGTAAGAAGCGGTTCTAGCAAAATTTACTGACATTGAACTAGTGTCACTAGCTAATATAATTACTGATTCAGAACCATAAGGACCAGCTATCCATCTATCTATCGCCGCATCCCATAATAAAGAAGCAGTGAAAGGAGCTGTAGTATCATATACTATCATTCCTGAATTTCCAGCTGCTTTATTAACGTTGATTTCTATAATATTATCTCCAATTAATAAAGTTGAAGAAGAAATATAAGTTATAGTACCATTAACATCTAAATCACCACTTATAATAGTATTACCATTAATAAAAGCCCCAGACATTGTTAGAGCATTTGTTGTAGATGATCCTTGATTTGTTACTTCTTGTAAATTAGGAACATATGAAGCTGAGGCTACATATGAAGCTGTTAAAGCATTTAACGCAAAAGATGCTGTTGTTGAATTAAAAGCATAAGAAGCACTCAAAGCATATGAAGAACTTGTTGCTTGGTCAGCGTAAGAAGCAGTACCTAATAAAGATCCAGTTATACCATTTATTACAATTAATGAACCTGATATACCTACTAAACCATTATTATATACACTAAATAAATCTACACTTGAGCTTATAATTCTATAACTAATATTATCTACATTAACCGAAGCAGTAACGGATCCTGTTGCTATTTGTGATAGATTTAAACCTACTATACTTGAAGCAGAAATATCAGTTAATCCACTACCATTACCTTGAAATGAACCACTAAATGAACCTGAAGCTATGATATAAGGAAATACAGAACCACTTAAGTTACCTGCTAGATCCATTAAAGTATTTCCAGCAGCATTTAATATATATAAGGCTTTACTTGCAGAAGAATAAAATGGAGTACCATCTAAAACATTACCATATGTTCCTACAGCAATAGTTGGTACATTAGCTCCTTGATAAATTTTAGAAGCAGGTTTGTAAACACCAGCTAGACCATTATCTGAAGGTGTTGGAGAACCATAAAGTATAAAAGGACCTGATAAGTCTCCAATTGAACCAGACGCAACTATAACTTCACCATTTTGTGTAGTTACATCTTTTACGTTTCCTATACTACCTCTTCTATTTTTTATTATTTGAGCCATTTCTTAATCTATGTTTGTAATAAATATTAAAAAAATCCACCTAAGTCTATAATATTAAGTGAACCTGTATCACCTAAAGAACCTAAATTTTGTATTGTTAATTTTGCTTTTTCAATTTCAGCTCCTATCATTGCTTGTACTATTTCCATAGTGCCAGAAACTATTAAAGCAGAACCTGATATATCAGTTTGTATTAATGTAGTTGTTCCTTCTACATTTAAACTTCCTGTTATGTTAAATGAGCCTGTTGGGTTTATATTTTTAAATCGTACTCTTGCCATTATTATACTGCTATAAATTTACCATTTCCTATTAATTCATCTCCTGAGTCTAATGGTTCTGAGAAATTAGCTAAATGATTGTCCACTGTTAATATTACATTTGATCCACTATTAATTATAGAAACTATAGCTTGTGGTTCTAAATATAATCCGTTTATATAGAAATTAAACTTCATAACTCCTGTATCCGTTATACTTACTGGTACTGAAGATGTATTAAAGTTATTTATAATAGCAGTTGATATACCATCTATTGTACCATCAGGATAAACTGATGAATATGAACCAGTTAAGTTACTTCCACTTACTACTGTATTTAAAGCTAGATAATTATATACTGTCACGTCGGCTGATGATGGACCTGTTTCAAATGATGCTAAAGATACTTGATCTAAGAATCTAATATTTGTATTAACAACATTAGCATTAGGATTAAATACTCCTGCTTCTATATCTGTATTTGTACCATTTATAAAGTCATTTGAATTAGATGTTGTTTCTAAATTAATAATAATTTTACTTTTACTTGAAAATTTCTTAATTGAGTTAAGATCTTTTTGTAAAACATCAGGTACTATATAACCATATACTCTAATTTCAAATGTACTTCTAACTAATCTTTCTTCAGCATCTTGTAATTCAGTTGTTGAATCAAATGAATCAATACGAGATTGAAATTGAAATCTTTCTGGATTACCCCAATAAGCATCTGAAGCATATTCTATTGCTTCTATTATTTTATTTATTTGTTCTACATAATATGTAAATATAGTACAAGTATAACTTACTGTTAAATAATCAGGTACTACTGAAGCATAATATGTTTTTGTTGGTATTCTATTAGTTAAGACATTAAAATTACTATAAATATTATCTGGTGAGTATTGTTTTTGTGTTACAGTATAATTATTTGGATTATTAGCATCTAATTTATTAGTTATACCTCTATTTTTTTCTATATTTCCTCTTTTAAACATAATAAGAGGAGCCATTATTTTTCCATTAACATCTCTATAGTAACCATCTTTTTGCATAGCTTTCCATTTTTCAGGAGAACCATATATAACAGGTACTGGTAATCTTTCGTTATTTTGTATTACAAAAGGTCTGATAACATTTTGAAAATAATACATTATAGCTTCATCAATATCTTGAATACCTATACTAAATGGTTTAGTATCATCATTTCTAAATGAAGTTTGAGTACCTCTATTAGGTTGATTAGCTTTATTAGGATTACCATATTCAATGCTAGTAGCTTTTATTTGCTCTTCACTTAATTGTTTTTGTGTTTTAGGTATGGGTGTTCTTCCTGCCATGCTCTTATCCTCTTGCTAATGTAATATTTACTTTATCTTGTGGAACATAATGTGCTTCACATACTATAGAAACATTGTAACCAAAGTTTCCTAGTCCTGGGTTTAGTGGGTTAACACTATATGGATAATCTGGATCTTTACCTACAAATTGTTGATTTGAAATTATATTGTCTACTTCAAAGTAACCTTCTTGATACATTATAATATCACCTACTTCAGGTACTACATTAGCACCTACTAAATCATCTCTTAAGAATGCTACTTTAATACCCCAAGTTAAATCAGGACCAAAATCATTTGTAGGGAATGCCTGATCATTTCTTTCAAGTAAACAGTTTAATAAAACTGGACCAATGTAGTATTTACCTTCAACATTTTCTCCATACATGTTTACTCTAGTTTGATTTAGATTATATTTATAATATCCAATTTGTTGAGTAATAATGTCACCAAGCAACTCTCGGTTAACATATCTAAACATTGAAATATCTCTTGCTGATCCAAATAATGCCATTATCCTATAAATATTACCATTGGTACTTGACTAATTTCTTTTACTCTTGCTTCTGATTCTGCGGCTCGTCTTTCAAGTAAAGCTTGACGAGATGTTTGATCAAAATACTCTCTTAATCTTGTTATTAAAGCGTCTTTAGTTGCTGTAGCTGAAGCTAATAAGTCTTGTTGATTTAAAGTTACTTCTTGATCAGGGATAGGAACAGTACTATATTTTCCTCTAACATATCCTAACATTTCTTTAGTTAATGCTAAAGTATATTCAAATGTCCAACTTCGGCCTACAGAATTTATTGTATCATAATCAGGATTAACATAAGGAACATTTGATGTATTTGTTATTTTAGTTGAACCTGAAGCAAATACAGCTGCTATTCTTTCTTCTAATTTAATATAATCAAACCATAATGAATGTCTATATTCGTCTCCATCTAATAAACCATCTGAAGTTCCTGGTATAGGGAATATAGTTAAAACATTGTTATGAATATTAAATGTATATTGAGATAAAACAATTTGATTATTCATCTCAATAGCTTGAATACTTTGCGCTGTAAAACTTGTAGGAATCATTAAATAGTTAGTATAACCATATCCTAAACCATAAGCTCCAGCTGCGGGTACACCACCTAATCCACCTGCTGTAGTTCCTAAATAAGGAGAAAATAATTGAGATACAGCTGGAGGCGGTTGGTACCAAATATTTTTAATTTCTATACCACCAGATATACTTTGTGACATAGCCCATTGTTTTAAATCATATGTTTGTACTCCTGGTTGTAATTGTAATTCACCTTTATGCCAAGTAACATTACCACCTGAACCAGCTTCCGCACCATATTGTTGAGATAATCTAATAACACCATCTAATGAAGGAGTAATTAATGAAGTATTAACATTTACAGTATTAGGAGCTCCTTCAAAAGATAAATAATTATCTCTTGTAAGAAAAGCATATAATTCATTACCATATGTAGTTACTGCTTCTTCAAAAGCAGCATAAATATTAAGATCTTGTAATTCTACCGCCATAATTGGATAGCCTAATCTACGAGTAACAAACATAGCTACTTTATCAGCGTCTGTCTTAAAATCAGCCTGGTTATCATAAAATCCAAACGGAGTTGGAGGAATACCTGATGATGTTGGGGCGTAATAAGAAGCAGATACTGCTGCAAATGAGCTAGAACCTGGCCATATAGGAATATTCATATTTTGTTTTATTTATAAATATTCAATTATTTAGTTGTCTTAACAGCTGGGCTACTTGTTTCGTAGAAATCTGTATAAAGATCAAGTAAATCATCAACTATTGGATTTCTATGGTTAGTAGTTAATTTAATAGCTTCTAATTGTTTAATTTTTTTAGCTGCTGTGTATAAAAATTTAAATCCTGAATCACGTTTATTTTTTAAATCTACTTGATGATCATCACCACATATAATCATTTTAGAGTTTAGACCAATACGAGTGACAATCATTTCCATTTGTTCATGTGTCACGTTTTGAGCCTCATCTACTATAACAATTGAATTAACAAATGTTCTACCTCTCATAAATGATACTGGTACAATTTCTATATTACCTTCTGCTATATGTTTTTCTATATCTACTTTATTATAAAGTAAATACATATTTTGGTAAATAGGTTGAACCCAAGGATCCATTTTTTCTCTTAAATCTCCTGGTAGGAAACCAATTTCTTCTTTAGATACTGTAGGACGTGTAATAATTACTTTTTCAACTTCTTTCATAAATAGCTTTTCTAATGCTATTTGACATGCTAATAATGTCTTTCCTGAACCTGCTGACCCTGCTAATAAAGTTACTGTGTTTTCTAAGATTTTTTGTTTTGCTAGTTTTTGTTCTTCATTTAATTGAATTTTAAACTTGATAGGATTTTTAGGTTTCTTCTTTTCTTTGAAGATCTCGTCATCATGATGATTTGAAGCCATAATGTAATAGTTAAATTAATAAATTTGTTGATTAGACCGTTTAATGAAACGGATAAGATAAGAATGATATAAGGTATTATATCTATAATATTATTAGTATTAAGCGGCTTTATTATAATTCCACTCATGAAACTTATTAGTTTTCTATAAATATGTAGACAAAAGAAGGACATGCATTGGCATGTCCTTTCTTTTTATTCTAATAATCTAGGATTAGATAGTGTTTAAACCAGCTACATAGATCTTACCATAGAATTCTGGTCTTAACATTTTCTTAGCGTATCTTGTTAATAGACCTTTTCTTGGTGTGAATGTATCTGGATCATAAACTAGAGGAGTCATGATTAATGGAATGTATGGAGCAAATACAGCACCAGCTTCTAAGAATTGTGAACCTCTGTAACCCATTAACATGATGTTTTGAGTCATGTAAGGGTTTTTGTAGATTGTATATCTACCATTTAATGAACCTGCTTTTTGTACACCGAAAGCGTATTCCATTTGAGCAGCATCACCATTTGAGTTAGCAGCGAATCCTGGAATTGCTTCTAAGATTGTAGCTACAGTTGGAGATGTAACGATGAAGTTAGCACCACCTCTTAAAGTTAATTGGTGAATTTTGTTGCTTAATTTTTGTACTTTAGTACCTAAAGTTTGGAACCACTGACCTTGTGTATTGTAGAATCCTGAAGTAGCATTCACAAACGCAGTGTTAGTAGCGTTAATTACTTGGTTGTTTTCTGCTGACCAATATTCTGTACCTGCAGCTGCATCTTCGATTAACATATCTAAGATTTCTAAATCAATTTCCATTGAAATATACTCACTCATGATGTTTGTTACTTCTGCTTCAGCATCAATGTTTTGGTAAGCACTTAAATCTTGAGCAAATTCAGGTGTCCATACTGCCTTTAACTTTTTAGTTTTAGCTGTGATGGCTTGTGATTGCATCTTGATGTTAATTTCTGGGATAACAATTGTTGAGTTTGAAGCCGCGTTTGGAATAGCGTATGAAGATGAATCTTCGAAATCACCTCTATTATTATCAAAAGTCATTTTGTTATATTCAACAACAAATGAACTTGTAGCAGCAAATTCTGCTGTAGAAGCTGTAACAAAGAATGTAATTGTGTTAGCTGTATAGTTGAATGAGAAGAACTCATTTAAGTTATCAGCAGTTACAATTGAACCTGAAGAAATAATGAAACCTCTTACAGCATCCATATCAAAGTTAGGTAATGTTGATGTAGCGTTAGCAACAGTAATTTTCTTAATACCACCTGCAGCAGCTGAAGCTGAGTAAGCAGCGCTAAAGTTTACATCTGCAAAAGTAGCATCTGTAACAGCGCTTCCTGATAATACAGTAGCTGAAGCTGAGAATTGGTTAGTTGAATAAGTGAAACGACCTGTTCCATATAAACCACCTACTGGAGCTGGTGTAGCGAATGGGAACTGACCTGTTGCGTTTCTGTCACCATATAATGAACCACCTACTGAGAATGGATCTTTAGCTGTTCCATATTGGAAATCTAAGAAGAACACTAGACCTGAAGGCATATTCATTGGTTGAACTGAAACGAATTCTTTTGCTGCGATTTGAGCAAAGATTTTTCTTACTAATGGTAAAGCAATACCTGCCCAGTTTTCTGATTGACCTGGTGTGAATGTACCAGCTGACGAACCAGCACCTGTATCTGATTGCTCCATTACTAATTGTTTAGCTTGGTTTTCTAATAATATTGACATATTATTTGATTCTACCTCTGCTAAACCTTCTAATAAGCCTGTCTTAGACCATTTAGAAGATAATTTAGCTGCATCACTTTGAAGAGATTTCCAAGGATTAGCTGATTCTAATAATGATTGAATTGTACTCATTGTTTTTAATTTTTGGTTTTTAGTTTTTAAATTTTTTATTTAATAATTCCTGCAATTCTTTGCATTCTCTTAAATGCTTCAGTAACTTCAACAATCGGTTGTTTTGCAGTTGATGTTGTAGTAACTTTAGAAGCTAAACTTGTTTTTAATGATTCGTTAACTGGTGATTTAGATTTTTCTTTTAATCCTTCAGTTAATGTTTCGTAAACTAATTTAGTTTCTTTAACAGTTGTTGCTTTGTCGAATGCGTTTAAAACTTTTACTTTTTGTGATTCAGTTAAGTTTTTAGCTTTGAAAATTTTGTTAGTGTAAAGTAATTTAGCGTTTAATAAATTTACTTCATTGATATCTTTTCTCATTGACTCGATAGTTTTGTAAGCTTCATCTAAATCTTTTTTCATTTTAGAATATGCTTCATCCATATCACCTTCTTTAGCTTCATCCATTTTTTCTTCTTTTTCGATTTCTGCTAATAATTCGTCAATTGAAACTTCTTCTTCACCAGCCATTTCTTCTTCACCAGCCATTTCTTCACCTTCTTCACCTTCCATGCCTTCACCAGCTTCTAATTCGCCAGCTTCAACCATGTCTTTAATAACGTCTTCGATAAATGATTTTAAATCTTCTTCAGTCATGTCTTCGATGTTGATTTCTTCTTCAGTTTCAACTTCTTCTTCAGCTTCTTTAAGATCTTTTTTATCTTCGTCATCTTTTTTAGCTTCAGTCATGTCTTCTTCTTTTGCTTCTGACATTTCTTCTGCTTCTAATTCAGCTAATAATTCATCTAAGTTTAATTCATCTAATGATTCTTCTTCCTCAGCTACGTTACCGTGTGCTGTTGGACCTTTAGGATCATTGATTAAATCTTCTTCTTTGATTTCTTCACTAGCTTCATCAAGCTCTTTTTCATCTTTCATTTCATCTAAATCGTCCATTTTAGCTTCGTCTAAATCTTCATCTTCCATTTCTTGAAGTTTAGCTGCTAACATAGATTTTAAATGAGGTGTGAAAGCTTCCTCAAGAACTGCTTTTGCGTTTGCTATAGCTGTTTCTTTAACTGCTTTAGCATCTTCGATAGCTTCCTTAAGCAAATCTCTTTTTGTACTCATTGTTTTTTGTCCTCAAATTTTGTTTTGGAAATACACTTATTAGGGGGGAAGTGTAATAGAATTGTTAATATCAAATACTGCATAAGGGAAACGGGCAGTATATTCTAATATACATATGTCCGGATTTTTGAAAAATACACAGGAGTGGAAAAAGAAATGCCTCTTTTTGAGAGGCATCGATTTATTAATACTATTAATAAAGGGGTTAATTTAAAATATAGGGCAAGATCCGTTAGCACATAGAATTTCTGTCACTATTGAGTTTATTCTAGAGTATTTATTAATATCTCTCATTAAACTCTCATTCATAGCACTTTTTACTGGATACATCCATGAGCCTGGATTTGATGGTGTTGAAACAAAATCCCAACATAATAATTCAAAATCTTCTTGTACTTCCATCACGTTACCTCTTTGTTCTAACGAACCCATACCGCGTGAAGATACACCAATTGTTACACCACTGTCAATTAATGCTTTTAAAATATTGCCTGAGGGTGTAGGTAAAATTTCTATAGCACCTAATATATTGTCACCATTCCACCATACTTTTTTTATATTATGAGATACATTTTTTAAATTTATAATTGATGAATCAGGGTGATCTAACTCACCTAATGCTCTATTTTCATTAACAGATTGCATATATTTTTCTAATTCACGTTCCCATAATTTACGAGCATAATATCTACCGTTTCCGTTTTTTACTTCAACTGTAGCTAAAATACCTTCAACTAATGGATTACCACTAGCAGTAATGCTTTCAGTTAATTTAATGGGCTTAGGGCTAAATAATTGCGTTTCTATTAATACTTGTTTCATTTTATTTTTTTAAATCGCCATATCCACTTGATTTATACTTACCTTTAACAGGTTCAGTATCTTTCATTTCTTTAAATCCAACACCTTTTGTTCCAAACATAGCATTTTCAGCATAATAATTTATGTTTTTATCCATGTTTTTTAAAACAATTTGTTTTATTTCGTCAGGTGTTTTTTTAGAATTTTTAGGATCTTTCATTTCAGCATAGTAGCCATTTAAGAAAGATGTACCATAAACATTATCAATATTTTTCTTATCTTTATAGTCAAATTGGTTATCTAATGCTTTTTGAACATCTTTATCAATTGATTCAAATTCATTTTGATCACCATATTCTTTTTTATTTTTAACACCAATAGCTTCAGCTAATATCTCATCTATCTCATCATATTCTCTATCATAATCAAATAACATTACTTCAACTTCTTGTTGTTCATCTGATGTTAAACCCATTTTATTCATTACTGGTTTTACATCTTTTGTAAATTCGTATGATTTATCTTTAAAATAATCAAATACTTTATATACTTTATCCATATTCATTTCATTTATATTTTCTTTAAATATTTGAAATATAGATTTAGTAGAAGTAGATATAGTATTTATATTTTCGTGTAAAATACTCTTTGATTTTAAAATTTTTACAGCATTATTATAGTCAGTATATTGATTTACATACTCAGGGAATAAATGGCGTGCTTGTTTTAAGAAGAAATTTTTATCTCCTTTACCTTCGTTAATTAAAGTATATTGTTCTTGTAATGTTTTCATGTTTATAATTAGTTATAAAGTAATATTGCTCCTGCTGATATTGATGCACTAGTCACATAAATAGGAACTGTCATTCCTGAAGCGAATGTTAATCCATTTCCTACTAAATTAGTACCATTTGCGTCTTTTAATCCAGTAAAAGTAACTGCTTGTGCTACTGTGAAACCAGCAAAAGAACCAGTTACTGAGGCTGATCCACTTAATAATGTTGCTGATGGGTTTACAGGTATTGTTGCCATATTTTAATTTTTGAATAAATCTATTAAGTCTGTTAAATAATCATTTGCTAAATCTGTACCATATACTACACTGTAATTAGGTTTATTTTTATAATAATCTAATGTACGTTGTTTTGCTTTTTGCAATAATGGTACTAATTCATTTAATTTTTTCTCTATAGTATCAAATCCTTCTAATCTTGATTTGATATGTGTTTTTAAGCTCTTATCTTCTATATTTAAACTGTCTATATACGCATCAGTATCTAGTTGCGCCTCACTTAGTTTAGTTTGTTTAACCGGCTTAAAACCCAGTTTATAGTAGTATATATTTTTAGTACCTTTTGAATTAGTACCTTTTTTAAATGCGTTTGGTGTAGCATATTGAGCACCTGTCCCTGGAGTAAAAGTACCAGCTGATGGGCCAGCTCCAGTTACCGATTCTTCTTCTAAAGCTTTTTTAATAAGTATTTTTAGCTTATCCATGAATTTTATATAATTCTGCTAATAATTCATAATAATGAAGTAAATTAGTCATATCATTGTTATCTATTCTATCTGTTTTAGATAAAATAGTTAACATGTTATGTACTTCATTTATTTTAATATTTGTAGCTTTATCTTCTACTTTTTTATTTAATTTAGATAAACTAGTTTTAATTTCTTGAACTTTAACATTATAAAATTCTTTAAGTTTATCTGGATTATCTACACAATTAATAAACTCTCTTAATACTAATTTTTGTTCATTATTTAAATCTGAGTATTTAGAATTAAATTTTTCTAACATTACTCTGTATGTTAACATACGAACATCTTTGTCATATGTTTTAAATTCTTCCATTAAAGTATCTTTTACTTTAGGAGTTACAGGAGTAGATGTTAAGTGTTCTAATAATATTAATTTATTAGCTATTACTTCATTAGGATTAGGTGCTTTAGATTCACTATATAATTCTAATAATGTATATAAAGCTGCTTGAGTTTTATAGTTAGGTAATTTTGTTTTGAAAAACTCATCAATATTATAATTTTCTTTAATTTCTTTAATTAAATTATATTTTTGACGACGTAATGCTGATCTGTTTAGGTACTTAGCGTTTTCTAATAATGTGTTAATTATTAAGTCAGCTTTACCTTCACTTAACTTATTATGGTTAAGTAAAGTTTCATATAATTTATATTCTTTGCCTAATTCAGTTTTGACAAAATGTTTTTTCAAAATTTTAGCTGCCTTAGAATCAGTACCTGATAATGTATCAGCTGTTATTTGTCTGACTAGTAATTCAAATAATATACCAGTATTCTTATATTTTGAATGTTTTACACTCATTCCTAAATTGTTTTATTATAAATATGTAGTATTTCTTATTCTCTAATTTGGGATTCATCAAGTAACGAATTTCCTTCATCTTTTTTAAAAGACACTAACTTTTTATCAACCTCTTCTAATATTCTTTTATTCTTTAATAAAGATGTTTTAGCATTTTCCATCATTGATTTTGAATTACTATATCCAGACTGGTCATCAGTTTTCATATCTTTAACGCCTAATCTATCACGACCAAACGCATTATCTTGAGTATTAATACTAGATACTTTTTCTTTTGGACGACCTAATTGAGTATCATTATCATATGGTAATGGTAATTCACCAGGTGCTCCACCATTTTTACTATATAAACTAGCTAGATCGTGTGGTGTACCATATGATTTACCTGTTTCTATTGGATCATTACCTTCTTCTCTAATTTGAGTTATACGGAATTCACGTTTAGCATCTTCAATCATTAAATCTCTATATTCATCTAATTGATCTTCTGAGAATCTAAATAAATTATCATAAATCCAATCTGAAGGCATTAATTTAGTTTCAATCATATTTTTAGCTAAATCTACTTTTTCTTTCATTAGCATAATACGTTCTTGTTCGTATATGATTGATGGTGTTGTTAATGATAATTCGAAGTTTGTTAATTCTTCATTAGTATAACCTTGTACATATAAATGTACTAATGCAATTTTATATAATTCTGATAATGTAATACGTTGTATTCTATCAATTGTACGAGCAAATCTAATATCTTCTGCTGCTAATGTAGCTTTACCTTGTAAATCTTTATCATAACCTAAAAATGCTTTAGGTACTTTTAACGCTGCAAATAACTTATCTCTTAAATATTCAACATCTTGAATACCATCATAATCTAAACCTTTAGTATTATCAATACGTGTTGCTTGGTCATTACCTCTTACTGGAATATAAAAATCTTCTAGTAAGTTTTGCATATTATATTTTAAGTTATATTCACCTGTCTTTTGGTCCATTAACGGAGTACGTTTCATTGAACTAATAGTTTTCTGCATAAATGCTTCAACTTCATTAGGTGGAATAGAACCAACATTAATAAAGAAAGTACGTTTTTCTGGTGAACGAACTACGCGATGGATTAACATTGCATCTTCCATTAATGCATATTGTTTATATAAACGACGAGCTGGTTCTAAATAAGATCTACCATAAGGTAAGTAATTAACATCAGTGATTAATCTAAAGTGAGCAATTTCATAATTATCAAAAAATATACCTGGCTCATTCTTTTGACCTAATGTAGGTGTACTATAGTAACCATCACCTGAATAAAACCCATCAGCTTTATACTGGAAACGAACAGATGCTGGATTTTTAGGATCATAATGTTCTTGTCGTTCAATGTGATATGCTGTATATGGTATAACATTATATACACCAAATTTTTCAGCAATTTCTAATTTTAAGAAAAAATCACCATATTTACACATTTGGCGAATCCAAGACCATAAGTTGAATTCAATATTTAATACATCATAGAATAAATTATATAATATTCTTTGAATGTTTTCGTCTGATGAACGAATAGATAATACTTCATTCATATCATCTTTTAATGTAGACTCATCAGCTATAATGTCTAATGCTGAACCTACAATAGCATCCGCATCCATAATATCATAATCTGAATATAATTGGGTACGTAAGTATTGATAGTTTAGATTTAATTGCTGTCCATATAATGATGAAGCATTAGGAGAGTATATTCTATTGTATCTATCAGCTAAAGAATTATTTATTAAATCACCAGTTTGTTGAATGGTGTTAACATCCATTACTTTAAGTTGATTACCACCCTCATTTCTCATTACTACGTCTGTAGAGAATAATCGTTTTAGACGTGAGAATAAACTTGTATCTGCCATTTTATTGTTATTTTATTAATTATAAATATTATCGTATTAACCAACTAATATCTTCTGCTCCACCCATTCCATTTTGTATACTATATGGGTTAGGAACACTAGAACCATAAGCACCCGTAAATCCTGTTCTATTAACAGACATATTACCTAATGTTGCTCTAGACATTTCTAGGTTTTGTGATTTAAATTTTAATGAAGTATCTCTTAAGTACATACCTGTAGCAAAACTCATAATTAAATCATCGTTATATCCTGATTGTGCTTCTGGTCTACCATTTTTCCAAATGAATACTTTCATTTCTTCTAGTAATCGTTTAGATTTAATAGTAACACTTTTATCACCAATATATTCTCTAAATTTATTAATTACTAAAGGACGAGTTCTTAAAGACATTGTGAAACCAGGTGTCATTTTAGAATGATCTGAAAATTGATCAAAATAAGAATCTGAATTACCTGAATCTGATTTAGGTGAGTAATATAAATTTCTATAACCTCGTTCAATAGCTGAATCTAATGTAGACCAACCTACATTAGCATTTTCAATTACTAATAAAGCATCATTATATTCAGTAGCTAAAGATACTAAAAAGTATCCAAATTCTTTAGGTGGCATTTGACCTTTATATTCTGCTACTTGTGTGTTTGTTTCAATATGAATAACATGGGCCGCTGAAAAGTCTTTACCATCACCTCTAGCTACATCAGCTAACACCATATAATTTTGAGTGTAATTTGGACTTTCCCAAACCCATAAATTTTTATCCACACCTCTACGTTCTACAGGTTCTTGTATTGTTGTTTCTTTAATAAATTCTATCCATTCAGGATAAAATACAACATCACCAGAAGTACTAAAATCGCAATCACACTCTTGTGCTGCTAATCTAGGATCACCTAATAATTCGTCTTGTTTTTTTCTCCATGCTTCATCTCTTTCAGGATGAACATACCATGGTAATTTAATAGGTAAGAAATCATTATCATTTGCTTCTGCTGCTACCCATGTTTTATGGAACCAATTACCTGTACCATATGGAGTAGATAACACAATAGCACCACCACCTGTTGCTAAGGTTTGTTGTGCTGAAGCCCAAATAGAATCAATACCTTCAATAAATGCAGCCTCATCAATTAGTAGTAATGATACTGCTTCTGATCGACCGGCATCACCCGCTGCTGATACTGCTTTTATTTGAGAACCATTTGCTAACCTAAGTGTTAGTTTGTTATTTTCTACGGCTTGTACTTTTAGCCAATTAGGTAAATTATCAAACATGAATTTAACTTTAGTAACCATGTTTTTAGCTGTTTCTTGCTTTGTGGCAATACAAAGTATATTTTTATCTCTATGGAATATCATTAACCATAAAGAATAACCAGCTGATAGTGTTGAAATACCTAATTGTCTTGATTTTAATACAATATTATATGGATTATCTTTCCATAAATTTAATACTTTTCCTTGAAATGGATATAGATTGAATATAATTTTTCCTTGTAAGGGATGCTGAATATAACAATATTTTTTCATGAAATGTGCTGGGTCTTGAGCACATTTAATATATTCAGCTTTAATTATTTCTCTTAAATCAGAAGGATTTTGACTCATATTATATTAGTATAGTTAATAAAAGAATTATGCTACTCCCACCTAAAATGAAAATACTTTTCTTTTTCTCTTTTTTTAACTCTTGTTTATAATTAGTGATAATGTCGTCTTTATATGATAATTGAGATTGTCTATCAATGTCTATTTTCTTATATAACTTAATTGATGAATCTTGATTTGTAATTATTGAGTCTTGATAAAATATAATTTTATTTAAATTATAAACAGAGTCTCTTACTACTGAAATTTGATTTTTTAGGTAGTCTCTTTCAGTTTTTACTAATAAGGCAGCTTTTAAAGTTTTTACTGGGATTGAAACTAAATCGTTATTATTGGAAGGCGTTTGTGAACTCGCTAACAATGGCATCATTAGACAAGTTATTAATACGATTATGTTCTTCATTGTATTTCTTTTTATATAAATCAGATTTTATTTTTAGATCTGATAATTTTTGTTTAGTATTTTTAATTTCTAATTGATATACTTTATTTATTGAATCTAATCTATCTATTTTAACTTTACTAGAATCAATAGTTGACTGTAATGAATCAATCTTAAATTTTAATAATTCGTTTTGTTTATTAAAATTAGAGTTAGGACTAATATTAAAGATAAAAAACACCAATAATACTAATCCTACAATCCCTATAAATTTTATAATTTCTTTATACCACATCAAATTCGAATTTATCTTTTAATGCTTCTAATTCTTTCTTTTGAGCTGTTTTTTCTTTTAATTTAGCAATAATATTTGCTTTTTCTTCACCTTCAGCATTTTTATATTCACCAGCTAATTCTTTCATTTCTTTTTCTACTTGAATTAAACCTTTTAATACTTTATCTAATTTAGAAGTACGTTTAGTTAATTTAGTAGCTGCTTTAGCTGCTTGTTTATCAATATCTGATTCTTCTGGTGCTGAATCTTCATCACCTGCTTTATAGTAGTCATCTGCTTCTTCTTCACCTGTCTCTATATCTTTTTCTACTGCTTTTATTGCTACTTTTTCTTTTGATGATTTTTCTTTAGGTACTTCTGAAGAGCCTACTAATGAAACTATTCCTCTTTCTTTTAGAGTATTCATTAGTTCTCTGAATTTAGGGTTATTAATACTAGCTGTATCTTTTAAACCTAATTCTTTAGCTACGTCAGCTACAGACATAGTTTCTTTATCTAATAGATATTCTAAAGCTTTTTTAACATTACCTTTAGCCATGTCTATTACATCTTTTAATTCTTGAGCTTTATCAATATTTAAGGCATATGATACTTTTGCTCTAGCCATTTCTTCTAATTCATCTTCTTCTAATTTTTTTACAGTGACATTAGATGCTTTAGCATCAAAATCTCTTGCTTCTTGATCATTTTTAAAAGATTGAACAGTTTTACCTGAAGTACCTGTAACTTGATAAGCTACATCTTCTGATAATGTATTTATTATTTCCTCACGGATAAAAGATTTAAGATCTGAACGTTTCATTGAATATTTTTATGATAAATATTACAAGGATATTGTTTCTTTAATCTTTTTAATACGATCTTCATTAGAACCTGATATTTCTACTAAATTTTTAATACGATGTGAATATCTATCTAACATTCTTTGAATAAAAAAATCAATAGTTTGTCTATATTCTGCATCAGTTTCACGAACTCCATTATTTTCAATGACAGTTCCTACTGGATTTATGTAAAATATGTAATCATATTGATCAATAAATATTTTAACATAGTCTTCAAATGCTTCTTTATCTAAAACATTAATAGATTTAGCACATTTAGTAAATGCTAACACATCAATAATTGTTCTATCAGTTAATAACTTAGGTCGCATTAATTCACTAACACGTTCAGCTAAAAATACTGTTTGACCATTAATAGTACTATCAGTATTTAATGGTATCCCTAAATCTCTTAAATATTTACTACGTTCAGTAGCTATAAAAAAATCTTTAAATTCAGGTAATTCACTTAATGATTTAATCAAAGTGGTTTTACCTACACTCATAGTTCCTGTTAATCCTATTTTCATATATTGTATGATAAAAAAGGCCTCATAAGAGGCCAAACTAAAATTGAAATATTGTTGATTTACACTCTAGCACCTGATGTTTTACCTGATGATGATTTAAACCATGGTAAACCTTCACGTTGTTTACAATGTTCTTTCCATTGTTTTTCAGTATATTTAATACCATATAAATAATACTCACGTTTTTTATTATCACCTTGTGGTATTAATGCTGGGCCTTCCCAGCGATGTAATTTACCTTCCCAAATATACATTACTGTTCCATCTTTTTGAGTAAGTTTTTTAGTAGGTTCTAATTTTTTCTTATCCATATTATTGTTCTTTATATTTAAATATAATAAAGATAAGGTAAAAAGCCAAACTTATACAGCAAAACTTTCACCACATCCACAAGTTCTTGTTGCATTTGGATTATGAAATTGGAATCCTTTACCATTTAATCCATCAGAAAAATTTAATTCTGTACCAGCTAGATATAGGAATGATTTCATATCTAATACTAATTTTTCACCATTTGATTCAAATTCTTGATCACCTGGTTTGGTTTCATTATCAAAATCTAATTTATAAGATAGGCCAGAACATCCTCCACCTTGGACAGATACTCTTAAAAAGTAAGTATTGTCCAAGTTAGATTCTAATTTTATTTTTTTTATTCTATCTCTAGCTTTATCTGTAATTATCACTTATATAATTTTAATGTCTCACTATCTATTTTGTAATTGGATAATTCATATATTACATATGATTGGTTTTCAATCCAATCACCTGTGTTGATATATCTAATACCATCTATAGTTTTGTCTATTGGTGTATGAATATGTCCACAAATAACAGTGTGGCAATTTCGTTTTTTAGCTTGTCTAACCATTTCCTGTTCAAAATCAATCATAAATGAAACAGCAGCTTTAACGTTATCTTTTAAATACTTAGATAAACTTGTTTTCTTATTAATTTTCTTTAATAGTCTATCAATAACAATAGCGGCATCATAACCAATTGAACCTAACATACCTAACCAATGCATTTTAACAATACCATCATATTTGTCTCCATGACAAAACCAAATACCACCTTCAGTAAATTCATCTACTATTTTAATATTACCTAATTGCATAGGTGTATATTTTCTTAAGAATTCATCATGGTTACCTGATATCCAAATAATTTCTTTTTCTTTAGATATTTTAAATAAGTTACGTATTACTCTGTTATGAGCCTCACTAAACTTCTTATATCGTTGAAATAACCAACCATCAATAATATCACCTACTAATATTAAGCGATCATATTCCTCAGTTTTAAGTAGGTTTATGATAGCTTTAGTATTACAACCTTTAGAACCTATATGTAGGTCAGATATTACTAATGTTTTCATTTATATTTCCATTTAAAGCCATAAGCTGTTTTTTGTTTTTCTTTACAACATTTACGGATTAAAGATTGATCATAATTTAATTCTTTTTTAATATCTATAAATCCAGTCCATTCTTTAATAAAATTACCTTCTAAATCATATTGTAAAACAGGTTTTTTAATTTTAGAATAATCCATAGATAACATTCTATTTATTTCTCTTTGTTTCCAATCCGTATTAGCAATTGCTTTTTCCTGTACTCCGGGTTTATTGGCTGCTATTTTACAATTAATTTTTCTTTTTTCTTTTATTTCTGGTTTGGATAAATTTATTTTATGAGATATACTTTGTTTTAATTTAGTTTCTTTTGATTTAGGTCCTCCTCCTTTATCATATATTTCACAAAATAAAACATGTAACCATCCTATTTCATTTAATATTTGTTGTTTCCAAAATATTTCACGTTCATTTAATTGTTCTAAAATACATTCTTCAACTATTTCAAATTTATGATTTTCAAAACCGTATTTTAATAATGAGTTATATAATTTAGGACCTATAGAAGTTTTACTTAATTGTATATATTGTTTTTTTCTTTTTTTAATATTAGTAGATTGTCCAATATATATTTTATTTGATGGTGAAATTATTTTATAGATTCCTATCATTTATCATAAATATATCCCTTCTACACTATATAGTCCTTGTGCAGCACTTACTGCTATACCTCTAGATGATAAACTATCTCCTACAAAATGTATATTTGGATAATCTATTAATGATAAATTATTATAATTAACTAATACTTCTTCTGATAAAAACTTTACTTCTGGTATATATAATGAATAGTCATTTTCAAATTTAAATACTTTGTTTAAATCATCTATATAATTAATGATATAATCAGCGTATTCTTTATATATTTCTTTAAATAAATCTAAATTACCTACACTAATTACATTCATTTCTTTACCTTCAGCTGTTAATGAAGGTTTACGAGTTAAATTAGGTGAATAATGAATACCTTTTCCATTAATTTGACATTTTGATACTATTTCTTTTTGGAATTGGAACGGATTATCTATATCTTTAATTTCCATAATAATACCAAAATTAGTCATATTATTAATCATATTATCTTGTTTATAAGAATGTCCATTATATGATTTCATATCATATGTTATTTCTTCTGCTACATAAGCGGCGAAGTTATTACTACAAAATGAACGTGAAGATACTTTATTATTATGACGTTTATATAATTTAAAATCATATGCTATATCAATTATAGATTGCATATATTTTTGAGGTAATTCCATACGAACACCAAGTTGGACACTTTTTGGTTCTTTTTTAAGATTATATTTATTAATAAGTTTTTGAGTTAAATCAATACCTGATTTACCTGTACCATAGATAAGTTTATCAAATTCTATATTAACTTCTACTTGATCTACTGTTTGTAAAAAACAGAATCTAACATATTGTTTATCAAAATCAATATCTCTTACTTCACATTCCCAACAAAAATTAATTCCTTTATTCACTAACCAATCATACCATTTTTTACCCATATCATGTAAGTAATTAGTACCTATATGATATGTAGGTGCCATTCTTAAGTTAAAATATGGTTTAATAAAATCTGGTTCCTTTATAGGATTTGAAAACATTACTTTAGATGGATCAGGATGGAAACGTAGAATATAAGACCAAGCTTCATTTAATATTTGTTCTGCTTTTTCTTCACCTGTATACTTCGCTAATTGTCCACCTACTGCGTTATGCAAGTAAGCCCATTTACCATCAGAGAAAAGCCCAGCACCTGCAAAACCTTTCATTACTTCATCTTTAGGACGATTATATGGATCTTTTCCAGCGTCAATAATAGTAATTAACTCACCCGGATATCCATTATCTACTAATTTAGTTGCAGCATTAATGCCTGCTACTCCGGCTCCAACGATTACAATTTTCTTCATATATTTTAATATAATTAATTTTTATTTAAAAGCCAAACTAAGGTGGCTCCAATCTTTCGATCGGAGCCACAGCTTCCATAATGTTTTATAAAATCGACAGGCTATGAATCTGTCTGTATGTCATAATTTATATTTCTATAAAGTCTTTAATTTCTTTATTTGTTAATTTTAATCTTTTCCAAAATGAATCACCCATTTTAAGTTGAAAGTTAATCCATTTATTTGCTTCTTCTTTACCGTGTTTATTTACTATTCTATCATATTCAGTTTTAATCCAATTTAATTCAGTTTCTTTAGTTGTATTATTACCATATTTTTTAAAATAATCTTTTATTAAAGGTAATATTTTATCTAAAGTTTCTTTAGTTATATCACTATCTGTAGGACTATCTTCTGCCCATACATCATAATATAAAAAATCTTTAACAGCATTATAGTTAAAATCAGATGGATTTAAATTACAATGACCCCCATAATAACTTATAATAGATGCTATATTAGTTAAATCATTCCAATTAACATCACTACCTAAAAAATATCCATTTTTTTTAGTTATAGGATCGTTTTTAAATAATTCAACAATTTTAGGGTATTTTTGTAAAATATCTAACCATTGAGAATTATAAAAACATTCAAGTAGTAACGTTTTTAATTTTATCATAATATTTTTAAATCGACAGGCTATGAATCTGTCTAAATGTTAAAAAATTTTTTAGATTTTTTTAAATGCTTCACCTTCTTTATATTGAGGGTAATATGTTCTTCTACCATCTACATCTGAAATTTCCCATGCTGGAATATTATTAGGTTCTACATTTCCATTATACATAAAATTTCCTTTTAATTTAGTTGCTTTTACAATTTTACCTGGGATGAATTTTTGTTTCATTTTATCAAATACTTCAACTTTATCACCTGGTTTTACAGTTGGCCCTGATGCTTGTAACATATCAAAATATGCTTCACTATCTTCTAAGTATTCTTGATGTTCTTCATTACCAAATTCTTCGTCAGGATCAACTTCATTTTTTACCATATCCATAACTTTTTCTCTATTCCATCCTGGGTTAGCAGACATCATACTTTGGTAAAATGAGTTTGATTCTTTATTGATTTGGTTTTCAGTAATAATTCCTGCAAGCTTTTGCATTCTGCGGAATTGTTCGTTTAATGGTTGTTTCATTATGATTTATATATCTTTAATTTTAAAGTACCTGTACCTTTAATAGCTCTATGCCATTCGTGTTTTGGTATAAATATTGGTTGATTTATAGAAGTCGGTAATTGGTTTTCAAGTTGTAGTTTCCAATTTGTTTTACCTATTACTTCAACTGTTCTATCTTCATCATCACGATGCCACATTAGTTCAATTGGATCTATATTTTCGTTAAATTCACGAATAATATATTTGTCTGTAACTTCTATGTCTTTATATGGCCTCATTCTCCTTTACGCTCTTGCCAATCATAAGATATAACATCCTTAACTATAGGACCTCCTTTAGCCCATGTTCTGCAAGTACGAGCTGAGTGGCATTTAAAGCTATGCATCCAACAATATCCTAATCTTCCATCATTGTCTGATAGTGGGCCAGGCATACAGTCTTCCATTCTTGGAGATATATCAAACGCAGCACAGTTAGCGCATAAAGATTGTTTAGCTGCTTCAACTGTTGTATCCCAGTGTTTTGCTAATTCTTCCCAATAGTCTCCAGGTTCATCAACATTTAAAGGACCATATTTAATATAATCTGCTTTAATAGCTGAGTCTCTATTTTTAGTGTTAAGTTCTAAATCTTGAGTAGGTAAAGGGCAAGCCATAGCTGCTTCATATAATTTACCTTCTTTAAGATATTTTTTTAAATCAAAGTTGCTCATTAATATTTTATTTTTTTAAATGGTGCGTATCCTGAGCCGTATGGAGCTGATTTACCAGATTGAGGATCTGGTGTTTCTGATATAGTCCAAGTTTTAACATCACGTGCTTTTTCTTTTAATTTAAAAGTAACTACACCACGAATTGATTTAATATCTTTTTCTACTTTAGTTACAATATTAGCTGTATCATTTAATCCTTTAGGGAATGGTGATGGATCAATTTTAATATCTAAGTAAGCATACTCATATTTTGATGATGGATTACCTGATTGATATTCTTTATTATTAACAATAGTAACACCTAAAACAGCTCTAACGTCAGATAAAATGTATTTCATTTTAGCAACTTGAGGATTGATAACTAATACACCACCAATGGCTAATACCTTTTTTGATGATGCGTATTCTTCTTTAATAAGTTGTTTTAGTTCTGATTTTTTCATAATTATTTTATTTTAAATACTACTACGTCTTCTTCAGAACGCATTTTAGCTAATTTACCAAGGTATTTAGTTCTAACTACTTTATTAATTATATTTATTTCTTTGTTAGGTTCATCGTCTAAATAAATTTTAATTTTATCATTTCCGTCTGCATTAACATGAGCATATTTTACTCCTGCTGCTTCAACATCTTTTCTAAAATCATCTACTATAGATTCTTTTAATATTTTACTTATTTCTTCTTTAATAAGTTGTCTTAGTTCTGATTTTTTCATGATTATAAATATTACCAGTATCCAGTGAATGTTGTTTTAAATCCTAATAATTTAGCGTATCTTGGTAATCTACATGACCAATATGATGCTTTAGTTTTATCTTTTTTCTGAGGACAATTATGTCTTTCAGAAAATGCTCTACGTGCTTTAGGATTATTTAATTTAGCACGTAAACCTCCACCAGCCATACCAAATGATACCTTTTTAACTTTTTTAGTTTTAGGATCTTTAACATAAACATAGAATTTTTTAGATCCACCACGTTTTGGTTTTCCTAAATCTACATCTTTACCTTGGTATTCAGCTTCAGTTAATATTTCCATCATAGGTAAATCTAAAGGTACAAATTGACCTTCGTATTTATCCCATCTTCCAATATCTGTATTTTCAAATAATTTTTTATCTATATCGTATAATTCAATTATACCTTTAGTCCATAATATTCTTGCCTCAGTTAATAATTTAGCGTGAGCTATACTACCTGGACGGTATATATTCTCAGTAAGCTGAAGTTTACTGTCTATATGGTAACGCATTGCCTCTGATATCGCGAAATCGTACTGCTTAGATTCTACCAGTATAGGCGGTTTATTGCAAGATTTGCATGAATCTAATGTTTGATAATTAGATAATACTTCTGTTATAAGTTTTTTTAATTTATTCATGATTATTAGAATATTGCGTCTGGATTTATAATAATAGCTCCTTGGTTTATCGCTGAATTGTTTAAAATTACATCAGAATCAGCTTTTGTTAATTTATCTTGGGTAACTTGAATATATTTAATATCACCATTTTCAGTAACATTTACTATATATCCACCATCGCCTGGTTTTTCTTTAATTTTAGAAGATATAATACTTTTAACCATATTAGCTGCGGCTTCATCAACTGAAAAGTCACTAGATAGATTTAATTTACCTATAAGTTCATCTACTTTATCAAATATATTTTTAATTAATTGATATCTAGATGATAATTCTCTTAATTCTGAACTTGCGCTAAAATCTCTAAGACTTTCAAATGCGTCAATGATATCAGATTTAGTAAAGTTTAATGGATTAGATTTTTTAGATTTAGCACTATCTTTTTCTAAAGATGATACTAATGAATTTAATCCAAATAATGTATTTAATAAACTTAAATTATTAGCGTCTGAACTAAATCTACCTAAAGTAATTTTTTTAGTACTGTATGCTTTAACTTCTACACCAATATTATTAACATATAAATCTGGTTTTCCTCCTCCACGGCCATCAACTACAGTATAATTTTTACTTAATAACCAATACATGGCTATTTCTCCATTACCTGAACCTTTACTACCTACTTCTGAATCTTCTTGACCTGACTTTGGTGGAGATATTGGGTATAATTCTTTAAAAATTTTAGCATCTTCACCTTGTAAATTAACATTAACTCCTAATTTATAGTCTCCTTTAGGAGTAGGAAAAGAACCTAATTTTTTTTCTATTATTTTATTATAAATTTCTGAAGAACCCGCTTCATTTATATTTATATTTAATTCTTTTAATATTTGTTCCATTAATAAAATATCCTGCTCATTCTTCATGTCAGGATATCCTTTAGGAAATTTATAAGAATATTGTTTTAAAAATTTTTCAATTGGACTCATAATTATACTTCAGGTTCAGGTGCTGTTTCTGTAGCCGCTGCTTCTTCTGATGAATCTTTAAATGAAGAAGTAGCGTTTTTAGAAGCACCATATGTTAATATTCTTGCTATAGCTTCAGTAGCTCTACCTTCATCTTTTATGTCGTTTAACCAGTATTTTTTACCTTCTACTTTACATATCCAAGTTATCTCGTCATATATTAAGTAAAAGAATTGATTATTAGCTAATACAATTTTAAAAGTAGTTGGTTTTGGTGCTACCCACTGTATATCAGCTACAAAATCTTTATATTGTGATGTTAATACTTGAACTATAGCATCTCTTAATGTAGGAAATTTACTTAAAATAGGAAACTTATCCAAATCTAAAGAAATATCTTGTTGAGTATCTAAGTCAACTTTAGAAGTGGTTTTATATACTTGTTTTACAAGTACACGTATTCTATCTTTTAATTCGTTGCTAGTCATTATATTCCTTTTTCTCTTCTAAGTTGGTCTTTATCATGTTTCATTTGAACCCATGTTATAAAGTCCATATCACTTTTTAAACCTATTTTTACTGGTTCTGAAAATGCTTGAAATCCTGCTAATTTATATTTTGAGATTTCTTTATCTGCGTTATCTGTGTATTTAGATACATATGTTTTTAATGTATCAATATCAGACATTTCTTCTTTTAAACGAGCCGCTTGTTTAGCTGTTGGACCTTTACCTCCACCTTTAGCTTTATATTGAGCAACAGCTCCTGCAATTGCTTTAGCTGCTTTTTCTGATTTGCCTTGTTTTTTTAATTTACCAACTAATTTTTCAAATGATTCATCTAATTCAGCTGTTTCTTTTTTCCAAAATCCTTTAGGTAAACCTTCATCCATTGATTCTGATGCTGGAACTATAGACTCATAGTCTTGCATTGACAATGTTTCTTTACTTTTGTTAATTTCAATAGCTTTTTCAGCTACATCATGTAAATCAACATCTGCTTTAGCGTCTTCACGAGCGAATTCTAACATACGGATAAATAAAGGTACATCCATAGTAACTGTATCTACTGCGTCTTTAGCTTCTGCTTCTTCTTCATTAACTCCTTCGTTTACTTTATTTTCATCAACTCCAATAATAGTTCTAATAGCTGAAAGAGCTGATTCAATATCATACTTATAATACTTAGCTACACCATTAACAAATCGTTCTACTTTTTGTACTAATCCAGAATCAATATTTGCTTTTGCTTCTGATTTGAAAACTTCATCTTTTGCTTCTTGAATCATAGCATCTAAAGCTGGTTGTTTTTCTTCAAATTCTAAATAATGTTTAGCTTTATCCATATAATCAGCAGCTAGATGAATTTTTTCTTGCCACCAATCAGGAAAATCAACTTCCTGATCCATTTGATCATACTTGTTTAACATTTTATATAAACCAGCAGCGTATTGTGCTATACGATAAACAGATGCTTTTAACATATCTGGTTCATCATCTTGATGACCTAAATCAATATCTTCATTTGTTGATTTTTTGATAATGGCTTTTTGTAAAGCATCAGGTAAAGATTTTTGTTTACCTTTTAAAGCAGGGTCATTATCATATTCTTTTGAGAATTTTTCTTCTACAGGAGACATAAGAGTCTTCTTAATCATTTCTCTTACTTTATCTTTATTCATATTTTCTGCTGTTTTTTTAGCTATATTAGTAGCACGACCATACATTACCTTTTCAGCATCTTTACCATATCGTTTAACTAATGATGAACGATTAGCTTTAAGCTTTTTAATTACTTCCTCACGTTTTTTTAATTCATTAGGAGTTAATTTTTTTTCAGTAATGGATTGTTTCATATTAGATATTATCTATAAAGTTTGATATATATTCTTTTACATCTTCTTTTTCAAATCCTTCTGTCATCCATTCTGTTCCTAAGATACGTAATGAATCATGTAACATTTTTAAAAGTCTTATATTAGCTAATCCTTCCATTCTATCAATAGCTTCAGGACTTATTTGTTCATTAATTGGAGCTGTATCTAAGATATGGGCTTTAGTAAAATAAGTAATTGTATTAGCAATTTGAGTGATTAATTTTTCATCACCTAAGGCTTTTGCTTCAGCATACGCTGCTTGTAAGTTAGATTGAATACCTGATATTTCAGCTGATTCACCAGTCATCATATCTGATGCAGGAGTGTCAACTACTTCAGTATCATCTACTGTTACATCTTCAACTTCTTCATCTTTTTTAGCTTCAGCTAATGGATCATAAGCACTGTCTGCGTCTGTTATATTCACATCTTCGTCTGAATCTTCATTCAATTCAGCTAAAATCATTTCTTTGATTTTTGCTTTTAAATCAGATTTAGTCATTTTGCCTTCGCTAGTATGTTTAGCATCATCTTTCATGTCTTTTTCTAAAGCATCGATATGTGCCGCGTCATCTTTTTCAGCGTCTTTGTAATATGATTCTTTATTTTCTTTAAGTGGGCCATACCATTGATCTTCAAACTCATCAAGTTTAAATCCATTTGTAAAAGCAAGTTCTACCCAATCTTCATAATCATCATCTACACTTAAGTAACTTTTTACCTCTTCTTTAGAATATGGAGATAGTCCTTTAAATTTTTTATCTTTAAATAATGACTTAAATAATGACTCTGTTTGATTTTCTTTAATTATACCCGCTAATTTTTGCATGCGAGCGAATGTGTTGTTTGAATTCATGTCTTTATATATATGTTATAAATATTATTTATTAAATTTAACTTTAGCTTTTTCAGTATTAGGTACAAATTGTTTACCTTTTTTACTACCCTCAACTTTTTTGCGTGTTGTTGCAGCACGTTCTGCTTTAGTTAAGCGTTTTGCTTTAGCTAATGGTAAACAACGTTGTGTTGGTTTACCTTTAGGCATAGAACCACACTCACCAGCTATATTACCTTGAGTGTCTATACGTACCCATTTTTCTTTTTTAAACCAGTCACGTAATGATTCTTGTACTAAACTTTTTAATTTATCCATTATTTTTTCTTACCAGACATTTGTCCTTTGCATACTTTAACAGCTCTGCCTGATAAATAAGCAGATGATTTTTCGCCCGCTGCTAATCTACGTTGACGATAAGCTTCACCTTTAGGGCAAAGTTTTTCAATTAATAGTTCATTTACTATATTTTTAATACGCTCTTTTAAGTTATTTTGTCTAGGTTTAACTAAATCAAATATTTTATTAATAACTACAAAATCAACATTAGGATCTAAATCATCAATAGATTTACCTTTTAATACAAATTTAACATTACCTTGATTAGTAGCGTTAATTAATTGTTTTATTGCTTGTAATTTTTTAGCTGCTGTTTGTTGTATAGCGTCCATATTATTTACTTAATAAGTCGTTTATCTTAAAATGAAAAGTTGATAAATTATTATCTAATAATTCAGGGTTAGCTTTTAATATTTTGTATAGTTTTTCACTAACATCAAATTTAATTACTGGATCTAATATATCTTCTTCCATCATCTCGTTATTTTCAACTAAACGACGGCGGTTAAAATATTTGTAAGTATCAAATTTACTCATGCTTGTATGTTTTTTATAAATATTTAATGTTTCTTTAAACTTGATAAATATTCAATTACTGTTTCTTTATTTTTTAATAAATGTTCTTTATTTGAACCTTTCCATGACTCAACATCACCCGCCTCTGTTATATATGATTCTAATTTAGTATCAATTTGCTCGTCAATCCATATACTAAAGTCTTTAATTAAATTATCAATATCTGAATTTAATATATTTTTCTCATATTCTTCCCACAATCCCTTTGCTTTTATTTCACTTTCAAATACTACTTGGCAATTAAAACATCTATTATACTGAATATAGAATTGTTTATCATATCTATGTTTCATGATAGTACTACATTCAGGGCAAAATAGTGGTAAATGGATTTGAGCTTTAGCTTTATCCAATTTAGTTATATTTTGTTTTATACCGTTTTTAATAGTCCATTCACGTCCATCTTCTTCCCATACATCACCTTCAGCATGAAATTCTTCTTTTTTAGTATATCCAATACTAGTAGTTGTTCTTTCGTCTTCTTTACCTTGAATTATATTTCTAAGACGTTGTACATCTTTTTCTTTAAATTCTTTTTTTAAAACTGATTCTGCCATTTTTATTTAGTAAGTTTTTGTAACTTTTCTCTAATGATTTCTTTTAATTTATCTTTAGACATTTTAATTTTCATATATTCTGCTTTAGGATCTTTAGGTAATTCTTTAATTTTACCTTGTTTAACTTGTTGCATGAAATATATTTTTGCTTCTTGATCTAATTTATCTGTTATTTCATCTACTGTTTCTTTTTCAGATATTGAATAATCAATTTTAGCACTTTTCATTACCACATCAATAATTTTTTTAGTTAAGTCTTTAGCTGGATTTCCTGACTTAGGGAAAACAATAGTATCGTCTTTAACTTTATATTTTAATAATGTAGGTCTAGAAGTAAGTGACTTAACAAAATCATCAATTGCTGTTTTAGTTTTAACAGGAAAAGGAAAACCTTGATCTTTTTCCATTTTCTTACGTTTAGCAGGAATAACAGGACCAAAGTGATCTTCTAATGCTTTTTGAATTGATTGTTTATTACGCATGTTAGAAATATACATTCCGTAGTTATCTAATGTCTCTAAAGCTTTAACTGTATCTTCTACAGAAACGCCTTTAGGAGTAACTACAACATCGTAATTTACTTGTTCACGATTTGAAGGTGAAACTTCTGCTCCTACTTCTTCTTGCTCTTTTAATTTGT